ACAAGATGCAGAAGACCACAAAAAACGCTACAAGGAAAACTACGATCCTAATAAAAACTACCCTAAGTATTCTGGTGTTATGCAGATTACAGAAGATCAAATTATTAAACTATGTACTTATGTGCAAAAAGCAAAACCAGAGCATAGCGATTTTCATGGAGAAGGTGTAGTTACTATTAGAGCTACTGGTTATCTTAATGAAAGTAAGTCAGGCAAAAAATATATAGGTCTTAACCTAGAACCTGATTATAAAACTATGAAAGATATAGAAGACCTTGAAAATAGATCTTTAGATGCTGGCATGAATCCATCAGACTCTAAACCTAAGAAAAAAGAAGAGGAGTTTCCTTTTTAAATATGGGGGGCTATAAGAGGTTTTGTGAGAGTTTTTCTCTTATGTAAGCCCCCTCACTTTTAGTAGATTTTA